CTCTAACAATTGCTAAACCAGTATTAAAAACACCCGTAGGATCACCTTCTCTAAACTTAAGATCGTCAGGAAATCCACCTTCATATCCTAATCTTATATAAGGAGAATTTGAATTTAATTTTTTATTTGTGCCTGGATAAACAGGAATTGAGGTTTGATTAAAAGGAGACACATTGGTACCACCAAAATAAGTGTACTCAACTTGACCCGTTTGTTGGGCCCGTTCAAATATCTCCTTTAAACTAGCCATTAATATCTTCCTTCAATAGGACCTTTACCTCCAGCATAATTTCTTGAGTATGGGCCCCAAGGAGCTATACGACCCTCATATCCAGGTTGAAAACTTACTGGAGGGTTAGAAGCAGGTTTGAAGTATGGATACAATGGAATTTGAGTAGATAAACGACCAGTAAGTAAGTCTTGTGAAGCCAACAAAGTATTTGTTGGAGGTACTCCTACAAATGCTTGTATTCTTGATGTCATCATTTGACCTTCATTTTCAAATTCGGGTCCTTTGTTACCGGCTAATCCCAAACCACTAGTAGTATTTGGGTTTAATAATCTGTCTTTTAATGCTGTTGCCATAGTTTTATTTTGGTATAAATATTAATTAACCCATTCTTGTGTTAATTACCAGTTGTCCTTGAGTATTGAGGTGAGACATTTTTTGTCCTCCAATATCTACTTTATTTTCATTTCTAAGAGTTATATTAATATCTCTGTTTCCTTCAGCACCTGAGTTAGGAACCTTAACCCCTCCTCCACCACCTCCACTAGCTCCACTAACACTAGCTTCACCATCAGATAAAGAATTAATAATACCATATCCAACAGCAGCAGCAGCTGCTGCTATAGCAACCCCAGCTCCTAAAGTTAATGCAGCATTAGCAAAAGTAGCTTCAGCAGCCCAAATAGCGGTTTTAGCAATTAATTTAGAGAAAGGAGCTCCTAATGCAAATAACCCATTTAGCATTTTTACTGTTATAATAGTTGCTATACCAGTGAATAGAAATTTAAGAGTTCCAGCTTGACCTACTAATATTGCTATTTTATCTATGAATTTTCCAAGAGGTCCATTTACAAAATTAGCTACGGTTTCTTGTAGTTTTTCAATAGCCATTTGGAACTTTTCTTGGTTGCTTATTTGAGAGGCTTGTTTAGCTAATTCTTCTCCATTTGCTGCTTGAGCTAATTGAGCATTCAATTTAGTGTAGTCTCCAGTTCTAGCTGCTTCTCTCGCTACTTCTTCAAAAGCAGCTTGTGTTTCAAATGCTGTTCCTTTTAAAAGTTCTTGTTGTTTTAAAGAAGTTGCTAATTCATCTGTGGTTAAACCAATAGCGGCTGCTAAACTCTTTTGTTGAAGAACGTTGAGTTGTTGGTATTCTCCAATTCCTCCAACATTATCCATTAATTCTTTTGCAGCTTTAGCACTATCACCCATTAAAGCAAAGTATCTAGCTTGTTCTAAATTAAGAGCTTTACCGGTTAATAATTCAGCTTCTAATTCTCTACCTAAACTTCCTGCAAAATCATCAACTAAACTACTGCCCATTTTAGCAGTTTGTTCTAAAGTTAAGCCTAAAAGTTGAGCTTGAGTAACGGCTTCAGCTAAAAGTGCAGGATTATTTTTATATTGAGCAGCTAACTGACCTCCTACTTTAGCTACATCTGTTAAAACTTTTCTATAGTCTAATGTTATTCCGGTTGCTTTTCTAGTATTTACTACTTGATCACCAATAGCTACTGCAGTTTGGTGAGCAGTCATGTTATTTAACTTGCCTAGACCATAAATTTTAGCACCTTCTTCACCTTGAAGACCCATGCCTTTTACAAGTTCTATTTGATCAATTCGACTTTGTTTTGTAAATAAGGCTCCAGTTCCTAAACTTTTATTTAATTCGTTGTTAGCTTCTATTTGGTTTTTAAGACTAGCTTGAACACTAGAAACATTTTTATTTATTTGTGATGCTTCGTAACTGGTTTCTTGAAAACTATCTGCTAAAGTTCTAGCTCCTTCTTTACTTACTTGTACAGACTTGCCAAATTCTGTTAAAGTTTTATCTAATGCTAAAACATTTTTTAATATAGCACTAAAACTAATTCCAATTGCATCAAGTTGAGTGTTAATAAATTTAAGACCCGATGCTATTCCAGGAAATTCTTTAATTTTATTAATATAGAATAATATAGAGGATACCCTTTTTTGGAAAACAGTAAGTTGTTTCTCTAAAACATCTAATTCGTCTTGGTGATTTCTAACAATATTACGAGAAACGTCCATTTGTTTTTGAGATAAAGCAAATATTTGTAATTGTGCTTTTTCTTCATCTGATAATTGATCGAAATATGCTCCTTTACCAGTATTAATCTGGTCAACAATTTCTAATTGTTCTTTAAGTGTTTTTACTACTAGTCCAGCCTTTATGTATTCTTCTCTAGTTTCTTCTAAATTTCCACCTGTTCTTTTAGCGTCTTCAAAAGCTAATCTTTTTTCAGTTAACTCATTTATTTTTTCATCTATTTTATATCTAGCAGTTAAACCATCTACATATTGTTGAGCTAATTTTTGTGCATCTTTTCCTAAATTTGCTTCAATGTCAGATGATTTTTGTTTATTTTCGGCAAATTCTTTTCCAGCTTTTTTAATTTTTTCATTTAATTCAGCATATCTTGTAGAATATTCAGTAGTTTTCTTTAAAGCTTCTAACTGGTCTTTAATGGCCTCAGATAAAGCTTGAGCTTCATCTTTTGCATCTTTTATAATTAAAGAAAACTGTTTTAAAGCATCATTATTTTTAACATAAATTAGATTTAAGTTTTTTGCAATATTTTTTTGATCGTCTAATTCTTTAGTAAGTTGTTGGGAATAACCTAACTGCTGTCTAGATTTATCTACACTGTCGTTTTGTAATTGATCAATTGCCATGTTAATAAATATTTACGTTATGATTTTTTTACCTTACTTACGAAATCAGGAACATTTGTAGATTTAGCATATGATTTAGCATCCATAGTATTGGATCCTTTCATAGCTTTTTCTTCAGCTTCAGCCTTTTTCTGTAAAAATTCGTTGATTTTTTTAATGTGATAACGACGAGTCATAACTGGCATTTGCCAAACTTCACTGTATATAAATCCACCGCCTCCATGATAAGTTAAATCATGAATTTCAGTCATAAAAGTAGACCTATAAGTTGGCGTCAGGCCAAAGAAAGTTTAGATTCATAGGTACAGAGACACCCTCCACAATGTCTCCTTTACTGTCTTCATAGTTAAAAACCATGTCTAAGTCAGGTGTAATTTCGTTTACATGTTTGCGAAAAGCGCGTGAATCTTGTAACAACATATTATCCACGAATAAACGAATTTTTTCCGCGTTAGAATCACCGTTTATCGCGATAATTTGGTATTTTAAGCGTGTAGTTATGTCAAAACTTTCTTGAGGATACAACTTTTTTAAACCTTTAAGTTCTTCTTCAATTTTCATTTCATCACCATGAGTTAAAAGTTTAAAAGTAACTGTTACTTTACTTTGAGGAAGTGTGAAATTAAATTCATTTTTTCCTTTAATAAATAAAGTTTCATCAATTTTCTTGTCTTTTAATTCACTTAAATTAATGGTTGTTGAAACTTTCTTTCCGTATTTATCTGTTACTTCTACAGGATATTCGGCTCCATAACCTAAAATACGTGCTGCTACTAAAATAGCATTTTTGTCTCCTAAAATCAATTCACTGTAATCAATTTTACTTACAATCATACTTTGTAAGAGTTTATCAACTACAATTCCTTTTTCTAGGAAGTTTTGGTTAGTTAAAATGTCTTCTTCTTTAGCAGACATGTACTTTAGTTCAATTGTTCCTGAACTTAATGGGCTGGACTCGGGATAGATTAAACCTTTACTAGGTAAATCAATAACTTCTGTTGGGAAACGAAACTCTGACATAATTATATTATTATTTATAATAAATATATACAAACAAAAAAAGTCTGGCAAAAACCAGACTTCCTTTGTACCTTTTGAGTATATATTTTAGTAATTCAGGATGCAATAATCCATAGCGACTGTCAATTGAATGTCTTTTAACGATTCACCTTGACTCCAATCACCATCACCAAAATTGGCTTGTTTAATAAATGCACCTTTAATGATCCATTCACCTACAACATCACCTACAGGACCTAATTCACTTAATGTGATGTCTTTCTTGTAGAAATCTGAGTAGCCATCACGACCTGTTACTGATTCGTGTGATAGACGAATCCATTCCATTACTACCTGTTCACCTGAAGGTGTTACAGGATCATAAAGATTCATTGTCATGTCTTGCCACTCAGCTTTTCCCTTAACTTTACGATATACGTTAATATGATCAACTTTAATTGAATTTAAGTTAATATCAGGGAATTTTACTTTATGAACTAAGTAAGCAGGAACACCTTGAATAGTCATTAAAAAGCGGTTTTGAACTTTTGGTTCAAAAGCTGTAAACATTATTTCGTTAGGGTTTAATACTGGCATTGTCTTATGTTTTTATCTTGTTATAAATATGTTAAGCTCCAAAAGTCACACCAGTTGGGGTAATGTTAAAGGTAATGTAGATAAATTCAACTGTTTTAGCAGGTTGAATGTAAATAGCTCCTACCAATTGGTTTCTGTCAATTACGTCAGGAGTGTTGTTACTGTCATCCATTACTACCTTATATGCATAAAGACCTTGTCTTTGTTGCACTGATTCCATGTATGGGTTAACTTGTGAAACGAAGTTATTTCTTGTAGTTAAAGTGTTTTGTTCGAACAACAAGCTTTCAGCAACTGCTCTAACATATCTCTTTAAGTTAATCAACAAACGACGAACGTTAATACGATCAAGAGCTGAAGCTTTAGTCTGTAATGTTTTCTGACCATAAGCTACTAAACCAACACCAGGGAAACTAGCAATTGGGTTAACTTTGTTTTGATATAAAGTATCGCGATCGTTTGTGCCTAATTTTCTTTCAGCTTGTAAAGCACCACCAACACCACCTCTGTTTAAACCAGCAGGAGCGAACCATTCAGCACTTACTCGGTCGTTAAATGCATAAACACCAGGCATTACTGTTGAAGCTGGAACCCATACTAACTTACCTGTAGCAGCACTTAATACTTGAACCCAAGGCCAGTAAGCAGCAGCATAGTTTGTATTTAATTGGTTAGCTAAAATACCAGGAGTACTAATTGTAGCTCCATATCCTGTTAAATCAGTAATATAGAAACAATCACCTCTTTCTTCAGCCATAGTAATGTATTGAGATACTACGGTTGAATGATATTGTTGTGTAATACCAGGAGCTGAAATTAAAGAGAAGTTGTATTCATCTGGATTAGCTAAAATATCATCAACTATAGTATAGTCAGATGCTACTAATCCTTGAGTAACTGTGCTAATGTTTTGATACAAGTTAGTTGTATAATCTAAATCATTTCCTGTAGCTCCACCAAAACTACCTGATCCTACTGTTGGGATTGAATTGTAGTATTGAGTTTTTGCAACACCATTGTTGTTGAAATAGTTATAAGTTGGTGTTAATACTTCTTTTACTCGTACATAGCGAGAAGCATTAGCATATGATCCACTATTTTGAATGTAATATTGGCCTGTTGAGCTATCATAAGCTACGGTTTGGCTATAGTTACCTACTACTGCTTCAATGTAATTAGCTTGGTTAGGATCTAAACTTACGTTAGTGAAACTTTCTAATACGTTAGGATTTGTTGTTGTATCATTACCTTGACGAATCAATAATGTAAATGTACCACTAGCTGTATCAGGACTAACAATCTGCCATCTTACGTTATCTGCACTACCACTTATTAAGGAACCGTTTGTTTGAGATCCTTGGTTGTTGTTCATGATAATTCCTTCAGAAATAGTTTCTAAAGTAAATGCATATCCTGGATTTCCATTAGCACCGTTTGCTAAAGTTCCTAATAAGCCTGTACCACTATCTACATAGCCGATAAGAGCATAATTAGCATCATAATAAGGAACAGGATCATCTAATGTAACATAAGCTCCGTTATAAGCAGCTCCTTGAAGCGAAGCAGTTAATGCAATAGTGTTATTACCAGAATTATAGTTAACTGTAAATAAACCAGCACCGCTCGAACCTAAAACAGTATTCATTTTAGTTTGAAGACTTTGGTTCAATGTAGCTCTACTGTCAGATCCACTGTTCCAAGTGTAGAAGTAAACTAACCCGTCAGTATCATCTTGAGGAACTATTCCACTTCCTGAAGTGTTTACAGCTATGAATTTATACCAAGAATTTCCAAACACAAAGTTTGTTTGGAAGTTTGGAGTTACTTCACTTGAAGGAACAGCTGTTAAGTCTTGATAAAAGTTTAACGTAAAGCTGCTACTAGCGTAAGCTCCATTTGTTGCTGGAACTTGGTTACCAATACTAGAAGTAGCAGAAGAGTATGAACCAGAGGTAACTCTAGTTACTAATACACTTTCACCACCTTGTTGGAAGTAGTTGTAAGCAGCTATAGAAGTTAAAAATTCATAGTTAGCTGATGCGCTTTCAAATAAATCTCCAAATTTACTTTGGAAATCGCTGTAAGTTGTTACAAGAGTTGGAATATTAACACGACCTTTAACAGTAGGGCCTATTAAAGCTAATCCTGCTGTAATAGGGCCTGAAGTTATTTGAGAGGTGTCGTTTTCTCTCAATGATACACCCGGAGATAATAGTACTTCTGCCATTTTATTAGATTGTTTCTAGTAATAAATATGGGAAAGAATCTATAAAATGCTATTCAGCTACATTAGGGGAAGCAGTGAATTCACCTTTTTCAAGATTGATAGTTCCTACACCATACTTTTCGTTTAATTCTTTACCAATAGTTTGTTCTTCAGTTTTCAATTCGCTAAGAAAAGTAAGAACTTCTTCTTTACGAGACTCTAAATTGATTTTAGTAAGTTCAATGTTTCCTAATTCATTAATTACAGCATTATACTTTTGCTGAACTGCTTGAAGTTGTTCAACTTCTTCAATTGTTAATTTTGTTGTTTCCATAAATTTTATTTTATATAAATATATTAATTTTGTAATAAAGTTACTAGCCTTTTATCGTTTCTATGTTTTTCTTAGTATCTGCAATGTATGCCGGAGTCATTTTATATTTAGTTAATAACTCATTAAACATCTTACGGGCATCATCTCTTCCCCCAACGTACCAGATTGTAACTGCTTTTTGAAAAATAGTAACATAATCTCCTTCGTATCCAATATTGGTTATGGTTGGTTTTTTATTTTTAAGAAACGCTTCTGCAAGACAAATTGCATTGTGAGCTTCATGCCACTCACCTCCTTGCTCATAAAGTTGACTTAAAACCCAATATGCTTCAGGTCGGTTTGGTCGAGTATTAATAGCGTGATACAGTAGGCTTTTAGCTGAAAATAATCTTCCACCTTGTTTTTTAAAACCTAACCCTGCTCTTATAAGACTTTCATATATCAAATCTTTATTGTTAGATAATTCAGCAGCTCGAAGATAAAAAGACAAAGCAGCGGCTATGTGACCTTCAACATCATAACTGTATGCTACTTCAAAATTTATTTTAGGGTTATGGGGGTCAAAAATATAATCGTGTATTTTATTTTTCATAGTTTAATAATTCCTCCACTAAGTCTTTAGGTACTGTTAAAGCAAAAGCTGCATTGTCTTGATATCCGTATGTAATAACTAAATCTCCGTTTATTTCAGCTGCACCACACACAAACTCAATCTGAGTGCCCATAAAATTTATTTCATCTGAATATTTAACTAAGTTCCAATCTTTATCCCATAAGAGTAATCTATGAGTGTAAATTGAATCTTTATTATTTCCTTCATTGTACCAAAAAGTACATTCGTGAATAATTCCTAACCTATATTCTCCCCAGTTAATTACGTTTGAACCTCCTCGCATTTCCTGTTCGGTTTTAATAGTTTGAGGAACTAAAGCAACAGTTTCACTTGATTGTGTTTTTAAATCTACTTTTACTACCTCTGTTGGATTAGTCCATTTAACAAAATGAAAAGGCATATCGTTAATAGGCATCCAGTTTTTTTCACAGTATGAATTAGGATCGTTTGGGGGTTGGATCCTGTATCTATTTACTTCTTTAACTTTATCTTTTAAGATTTTAATTTCTGAGAGTTCCATTCTACCTTCTCCGTTAGGTTTAGTATCTCTTCTAACACCACAAATAAAGTATTTATCATCCCATTTTACAATTCGGGCATCTTCTAAGCCAATAAATTCCCAAACTGGAGGAATGTCAAAGTCGCTAGTATCAACGTTAATGTATTGTTGGATGGACAGGTCTTTGTTTAATGTACAGAAGTAATTAATTGTTCTTAAAGTACGGTCATTTTCTGGGTGTAAGTAAGACAATGGTCCCCAACGTCCTTGAAATTTTTGTTGGAACTCTGAATGGTATAGATTATACCCTACATGACGAAGAATCAATAATGTATTTTCTCCATCTACAAAAATAGAAGGATTACACAATCCTGTTCCATTAGTATGTTCGGATGATATAAGTAACGGAGTAATACTACCTCCTCGTTCTAAAACTAATTTAGCTAGATTATAAATCATTTATATTAATATAATAACTTTTATTTAAAAAGCCAAGTTAAACGCCAAAACGTTTTCTAAGAGATTGGTAATTTTGTAGTATTTCTGCTCCAGAAAGTCCTCGATTGTAGATTTTTGCATTACTGATATGGCCTTGGAAGTTATGTGTTCCGTCTACAATTGTTCCTCCATACGTTCCTAAGTAGTAGGTAGAAGAAGGAATGTTACCTGTTTGAGGGGTAGACCAAATTTCAACTCCGTTAACATATGCTCTAGAGGTTGAACCGTCGTATGTACCTGCAATGTGAGTCCAAGCATTATTAGGTATGCTTCCATTCCAGTTATAAAGTCTACTATTTGTTGTTTGGTTTGCCCAGTGCATAGCAAAAGTATTACCTCCGTCTACTGAATCAATAATACCTAAGTACATACTATTACCTGCTGATATTGCTCCACCTCTCTGTGTTCCTCCAATAGATCCTTTTGTTGGTTTAATCCAAGCCTCGCAGGTTATCTGAGTTGTGGGTTGGTTAACAAATGAATTTAATACTACGTAATCATTCGTACCATCAAACTTAAAGTAGTTATCTTTTGTACCGTAAATCGGCAAACCAAAGTTTAAATGTGCAACGAAATCGGAGTTTGTAGGGTAGTTTTGAAAAGCCCATCCATAAGCATTACCGGCTCCTAGTCCTGGTTTTCCTACTAAAATCCATTCCGGAGAAGAAAATCCAATAATAGAATCTACATTACCCGGTGCTCCTAAGTCTCTGAGTATATTATACTGAGCTGTGGTGTGATTGCTGTCTCTGTGTGAACCGGCAACAATATGAATAGCATCTGGGTATGTATTTACTGCTGTTGCATATTCACTAACAAAAGTATCTACAGCTGATGTTCCTACATAAGAATCGTAGACTGCTGTCTTAACCCAGGCTTGAGTTATATTATCATAAACAGCGTAGTTCAAAGCTCTACCGAATGAAAAGAATATACCTCCTCCTCTAACGTTTAAACCTGCGGCAATTCCGTTTCTACCAGCAGCATCTCCTCCGTAATTACCTTCCGGGTAATCAATAGCAAAGGCTGTATAGTAGGATAAATTACCTATATGAACTCCGTTTATTTGCTGTACTCCTTCAGAAGGAGATACTATATTTTTAATTAGAGAAGGTGCGGTATTAAATAAATCATTACCTAAAGAAGAAATACTCTTTCTATTAAATGCATCTACTGCAAATACTAATCCACTACTTGCTGCGTTTGGTCCGCCAACTACTCCCATATTAATAAATATTTTAAATACCGAAACGATATCTGAGTGCTTGAAAGTTTTGCTGAACCTCAGCTGCTGTTAATGCTGCTTTATATGCTTTTACAACAGGTATTTGACCTGGGAAGAAGTTATATCCTGATCCTCCACTCCCATCTACTCCTCTTGCCCCCATTGACAGTACGTTTGAGTTGCTTCCCATATTGCCTGATTGGGCTCTATTATAAACTTCTACTCCGTTTTTATACATTCTTTGATAAGACCCATCGTAAGTTACTACAGCATGATACCACGTGTTACTACTAACAGGAAAGGTTGAATCTCCATCCCAAGCCCAGTGCGGCTGCCAAGCATATTGGAAAACGCCTCCGTGAATTGCAGTTTCGTATAGATCTTCTTTGTTGTATAGAATACCTTCCCCTACACTTGCATTACTACAATTAAAAAATAATTCAATAGAGAATGGTGAAGATCCTGGGTCGAGATAAGTGGAGTCTGCTGTGAAAATTGAATCGTTAGTTCCATCAAATACTAATTGAGCATTATTATCAAAAGAAGCATTTGTTATGTTAATAACACCGTTACCTGTTAAATTTAATAATCCCTGAGTTGCAGATCTAGTTCCTCCTGGTGTAATATAGGGGGTGGGATGTAATAAGCCTGGTTCTAATTGCCAATCACAAACCCAGCAAACACCATTATCTGATGTTGAAAAACCTGTTAGCCATGGAGGTGAACTGTCTCCATTGTATGTACAATAACACCAAAACCATCCATCATCTATAGCTCTAACTGTTATACCCGGATAGGTAGCTACCGCATCTACATAGATATACCCATTACTAAAATAAGGAGTATGTCCATCAGCCCATTTTATCTTAAAAGAATATGTAAATTGACCACTAGAAGTAGCTGTATAATTACCTGGTCGAGGATATCTATATATGTTCCATTGACCTGAATTAGCCGTAATTCTTTTAGCATCTCCCCCTTCATAACCTCTTCCTGGAGCATCAACAAATGTTACACCTGCGTAATCAGCATTAAAAAAGCCTTGCATGCTGAACAGTGCTAAGTTAGTAGATGGTTCTCCAATATATGAAGTTAATGTATTGCCTAAATCGTAAGCAAATACTAATCCTGATTCGGCGGTATTGGGTCCTGCTGCTCCTGCCATTACATATAAATATTAGAGGCCGAAACGTCCTTTATTTATATTATAATTTTTAAGTATTTCATCTGCTGAAAGTGCTCGGTTATAAACCGCTACAGGTCCCATTAGTCCATTAAAGTAACCAAAGCTCCACCAAGCTCCGATATTACCCATATTGTAATTACCCCATTCTATTCTTGGGTTTAAAGAAAAGTCTAAAGCTCCATTAACATACATTAAAACCGGACCTGTATTTGAAACAGGTCTAACCCAAGTTAAATGGACCCAGTTGTTGGTTGTTACGGTTGTTCCGGTTGATTGTCCACTATTCCATTGTCCATCATAATAGTAAAAATTCATTTTACCCGGACCGTCGATTGCTAATGCTAAATTTACCGGACCTCCACTCCAGTGGGAAAATAAACCTCCGTTGTGGGATGTTTTTACCCAGAACATTGCTGTAAAAGCACCGGTTAAGTAAATAGGATTACCGGTATTAGTTCCTTGATCAAATTTTACTTGGTCATCAGATCCATCAAACGATAAACACCCACCGTTACTAGTATTATAACTTATACCATTAACCATAGAACCTACTTTATACCCGTTAGTATAATTACCAGTACCGCTTAAATCAACCCAATTGGTTCCTGTACCAACAACGTTAGCTGGTTCTAAGGCTAGAATTAAGCCTGTGTCTGTTGGGTCTGGTCCTCCTAGTAATGCCATAATTTATATTCCAAATCTTGTTTTAAGTGCGTTATAGTTAGTTAATACTTCTGAGGCTGATAATATTTTTGAGTATAATTTAAATACTGGTATTGTTCCTACTAAAAAATCATTTCCCCATCCTTGACCTACACTTGTATTATAACTCTTACCTAAATCTAAAATATTACTTCCAACATAGTTACCGGGAGTAGGCCACTGTGCATAAGTGGCAACATCAAAAGTCTGTGCTGCTTCTAAGACTCCATTTACAAACATTTGCATAACTCCAGTAGTTGTGTTTTTATTAAATACTACGTGGTAAGTTTTATTTGCAGTAACAGTTGTAGTTGAGGTTACTCCTCTATAAACTTGTGCAGCAGCAATTACGGAAGCATTAAATGTATTGTCGTCTTGTATATAAACCATCCCAATAGTTGGTTGTGAATAACCGTCGTTGTGTCTATATCCACCTACTGTCATTCTTCTGTTTATTACTGTCGGTGTTACTACAAATTCAATTGCACTTGAACTTAAATAACTGTGGATTGTTTCTATCCCATGAATTTTATCATTAGTTCCATCAAAAGTTATCTGTGCCGTACTGTTAAAAGATACGTCTGTTAGATTAACAGTAGAATTTCTAGCCATATCTAACAACCCTTGAGTTACAGACCTAGAAGTAGGAGTGTATTGAGTGGCATGAGTTTTACTTACCTCCATTTGAGGGTTACGGTAGTATATCTTTATATTATTAGCATCTGGGAAAAAGCTATCTAAAGGATAAGCTGTTGGTGATCCTCCACTCCATGATTTCATGTAAACTACATATTGTACTTTTTGCCACGTATTTACCATGTCTTGAGTATATGTAGTTCCTCCGGTTGATATAAAAGTTAAGTTTGTAAAAGAAGTTCTTCCGGAATCATTTCCATCCCAATCTCCTCCATACTGGTTAGAGTCAAGACTCCAACTCCATCCATGTTGAGGGCTTTGACATTCAAATGAAACTACATAAGGTACTCCGGTTGTTAAAGGACGTACACCGTTATCTCTAACTCTTAGCCCCGTATACCAAGGAGCATTTACAGTATCTTTAATAATGTAGTTTCCTATACTATCACTACCGTTTTGAATATAAGGAGTAAAATCAGGATAATCAGATTGGAAAGCCATAGCTGTTGTACCGAATAAATTTTCGGTCGGTTCCCCAACATAAGATTTTACAGTATTACCCGTATCGTAATAGAATACGATTCCATCTTCAATTATATCAGGTCCGGCATTTGCTGCCATTAGTAAGGCATTGGAGGATTAGGATCAGTCCATTCTGGTGTAGCTAAAATAACTAAAATTTCATCGTAGGTGTAAGGACCTTCTTTAGTAGTTAAGTTAGCAACACACTCAGGCGTTGTTCCATCCCATTTTACAAATGTTTTTGTTTCGTCAACAGACTTACGTACTGTGTCGGCAGATGTTTCTAAAACTTCAGTAAAAACGATTTGATCTAATTCTGATACGTTGAATATCATAAATTCTCTGTTGTCGTATTCTTGTAATTGTGTTTCCATTTATTATAAATATTATAGTCCGTATCGGGTTTTAGTTGCGTTGTAATTCTGGAGGACTTCTGCTGCTGATAGAGTCTTATTATACGCTCTAGTAATAGCTACCCTACCTGGAAAACATTGTAAATTAACATCTGCTCCTATATATACTGGTGTTGAATTTGATCCGGGATTTATTGTTTGAGTTCCTGTAGTTATTAAGCTGCCATTTTCATATAACCTAATAGTACTCCCATCTAAAGTCATAACTACATTCAAATAAGTATCAGAAGCGCAACCTCCTCGAACAACAATGTTGTTACTTCCTCCGTTTCTCATACCGCAGCCCCAAGTATAGGGAGAGCTATAGTTTCTAAAAACAAATAAAGACCATCCGTTTGTATCCCACCCAGCAGTAGCGCCTTTGCTTACTAGGTTAGGGTATTGAGATCCACCTGTCCAAGAACTGGGTATGTACATCCAGGCTTCTATACTAAATACTCCGCTTGTGAATCCAAGACTAGGTTGATCTCCTAGAGTTACATAGTCGTCTGCCCCATCAAACACAATAGATCCTAAATTAGCCGAACTAAAAGTAGGTCCGTTAGTTAATATTCCGTTATTATTATTCCTAGAAATATCAGTCCATGTTGTTCCTGTACCGGGATAAGACTTAGTATTAGCTGCATCTAGATACATTACTAATCCGTCGGTTACTATTAGGGGTGAGTATGATGTTGTCATTATATCCCAAACCTTCTCCTTAAGGCATTATAATTTTGTAATAACTCAGTATCTGTTAGTGCTCTATTATATATATACAAACATCCAAACTTACCTTTAAATAATTCAAAATAACCATTGCTTCCTATATATAAGGTTGATGTATTACCGGTAGTTGTTAACCCACCATTAGTACTAACTTGTACTCCGTTCAACCAACCTTGTGTTCCTCCAGCATTAGAAACCCGGGTTTGTAGCATATTAAATTTAGTTCCTGTGTAGTCAGCATTTGTAAATAAATTACCTACTGAGTTTACAGCTCCTGGGCATTCTATATGGTAATACCTATCATCTTGGTTAACTGAGGTTCCAGGTCTTTGGTTTCCTTCTTCTCCTTTTGTTACCATACACATCCAACCATAATCACCACCTACAGGAGTTTTAGTTTCCATTGCACAAATAAACTGAACTGTAACGTCTGTTAAGTTTTGTAAAGTTGCACTATTAGCTACTGTAAAAATATTATTTGCTCCTGTTGATCCGTCTGAGGCAGCAAAGGTAAAATACCCCGCTGAATTCCAAACTGGATTAGCCGCATTTCCATTTTTAGTAGCGTGGTTAGCGTTACCGGATAGATCATACCATGTATTCCCTGTTCCAGGATATGAATTTGGGTTAGCAGCATCTAATGCTAATACTAATCCGTTTGTTACTACTCTTGGTGAATAATAAAATGCCATATTATATAAACCTTTCTACTTCTACAATGTTTAAAACAGGTGAATTTATTAGTTGTATTTCCCAATTATCGAAATAAACACTGTCCATTTCACCTTCAAAAAATTTTAAATTTAATTCTTGAAATACAACTTCACCTGTTTCTATATAAGTAACAATTTTATTCCATGTATCTCCTGTTTTTGAGAATACTAATTTCATTGGTTTTATTTGAGTATTTCCTGGCATATGTTATTTTATGAATACTGCTCCATAGTTATGATAATCTCCTCCTGATGAGTCCCAGTAAGGAGCATCTTGATATCCTCCCCCTGCTAAATAGTTACCTGACCAACAGCTACCATACCAGAATGGATTATTATTGTAGTAGGTAGCACATCCGTTCCAAAACTGCCAATTGTCGTAAGTAGTTAATGGAAAACTGTTAGCGGCATGGTAAGTAAGAAATCCTGGAGCTCCAGTACCTGTTTCATCAGCAATACCGGTTGCGTTAACCATATTAAAAGTTTGAGAACCCGGGTTATATATACCATTATTAAAATTAAATCTCCACCTGTATCTTTTTGTTTGTGACCCTGTTGATCCTAAAGGTACAGGAGATGTTGAGACATATTGTACTACTGTAATATTTCCTGTTGAAACTCTACCTGCTAAATATTGCCAAAATTTTACTCCTATAAAACTGTTATATCCTGATACTCCGGTTAATCCTTTAACACCTCTAGAAGTATTTGATCCATTATTAGTACCTGGGTTTCTAAAATTACAAGTATTTACAGCATCGTAATAACTTAAGTTACTCATTCCACCAGTATAAGCAGTATTGTTTATTACTTGTACCCAACCCCCACCATCATAATCTTGGTCTACATAAGATACTACAGGTCCTACGGGTGTATTAATAGCATAAAAACCAGATGGACCAGTTATGTCAAAAGCACTATTATATATTTCCCCTCCGTAAAAATTTCCCATATTATCGTAAATAAACTTGTACGTGTGATAAATATTGTGCCTCGTCTGCTTGAATTTGATCGGCCCCCATTACGTGACGAGCAGTGAACGAATTTGCTGTGTGACTGTACCATCCTGTATCGATGCTTAGATAACCATCTTGTCCATATCCTCCTCCAGCCCAAGGACGGTAAGTATATGTTTGATGACCACTCCAAGGAGCAATTACTCCTGAATCTTGAACACTAATTCCAGGTTCTTGATTGTATTGTTTAATAAATCTTAATTTTTCGGTTTCACCTCCAGATGAATTCATTGTAAATAACTGGTTAGTTTCGTTATCTAACGAATCTACTAAATGCCAAAATACTTTATAACGTACTTCGGTATGAACCGGTAGACTAGTTAATGTTAAAGTATAAGTAGCAGGGCCCGTAGTCCAACCGTGTGCATTTACTTTACCTAATCCACCAAATTGGTTCATGGTGTAGGTTGTTGAATTATTCCAGTTTGCTACGTAAGGAGCAGCATTGTTTCCTTCTGAATAAGCGTATATAAAACGGCTTTTATATGCATTGTAAATCTGTATAATTTCATCATCATTTAAAACTCGATTATAACAAAGTAAATTAGCAATTTCACAATCTGAATATTGTCCGTATTGATTATTTAAATTCCATCCGTTTGGACCTTGAGATCCTGCTGTTGAATTTCTTACAATATTAGTATCGTTAATAAACAGACTGTATTGATCACTTGAAATATTACCAGTGCCTGTAAACATTCTCCAAACTGTGTCTGATGGAGGGGATCCTACATCGTTAACCCAACCTTCGGCATAATAGTCTCCGTAAGTACTATCGTGATGAGCTAGTAGCCAGTTGTTATTGTATGCTGTAATAGTTCTACCATTATTACCATTGGCTAGTTTTCTAACCCAGCTAATAACAGTAAAGTTACTCGATGCTAGGTTTAAGGAAGTGTTTCGCCCGTATCCATTTCCATCTTGAGGAAAACGTAATACTTTTGAATTAGTGTATGTAGTTAGGGTAACAGAAGATCCTAAATCTAAATTATGGCCGTTTCCACTTACATCGTACCAAGTAGTCCCACTCCCTGGATAGGATTTTGGGTTAGTAGCATCTACTGCCATTACTAATCCATTAGTAACTATATTAGGGGAGTTAAAAAACGCCATTATTTTTTGTCTTTATTGATCGGAAACATTTTATTCAAAGCCTCTTGTCTTGCTTCACAACCGCAGTCGTCTTTTCCCATTGCCGTAGCAACACCTTTAGCTATCTGGTCTAGTTTAGTAGCTTGTGTAAACTTAGCAACAATGTCTCCGAGTCCTTTTATATCTTGATTCATATTATTCTTGAATTGGGTTTGGATCTGTCCACTCAGGTCCTGCTAGTAAATCTAACATTGGCTGGTGCATATACTCTGGATAGATTCCATTATAAATATCTGGTCTTCCATAAGTACCTGCGGGGATTGTTGTTGATTCTTCTTGTCCAGTTTCAGGATTTATCCAAGTATAAGTTACTGGCTCATAAAGAACCTGTACTTCATACTTAACAAACGTTTCTAAACCGTCTAAAGAATAACGTAATGAATCCGGTCCTGCATCTAGAACTTGGCTAAAATTTACATTAGGTACTTCTGATGTTGGTATTACCAACCATCTTCTATTTGGAAACTGATCCATGGTTTAAAATTAAAATGATCCTGATCCTGTTGGTAAAGGTAAAGTTACCATAACAGGATGTTTAATTAATTCGATTTGAGCAGCAATGTTTGCTTGAATTTCTTCCATGTCTAAAATAGATTCTAACCATCCTGTTACGATAGTCAAATCTAAATCTGGGTAAGGAATAAAAGCTTCGGGGGTTGGGGTAGGAACCGCAGTTGCACTGTAAGTTTCATAAGTAACATCATCTTCGTCAGTTCCTCTGTAACGCCAGTGTACGGTCTGAACGACGTCAGACATTCCATCTTCTGATACTCTGCAGTCTAATGCAGAAATGGTCCAAGTGTAAATAATTGCCATAGTTTTGTTTATTATAAATATTAAGGTAAATTAAAGCGAGTTTTATAGTGGTTGTAGTTTTGTGTTACTTCTCCTTGGGTTAGTGCTCGGTTGTAAATCTTATTAACAAATTGATTACCATACCAATATCCGTTAGAGACATTAATACCTGTTCCAAAAGCTATACCAGTTATATTTGGAGCTGAATACGCGCCTTGATTACTGTTCACCTGTAAAACTCCATTTTCATAAAATTTAAATACTCCATTTTCCCAGCTCCACACTATGTGAATATTTGTATTAGCCGGGATATTAACATTTGTAGTTACTCCAATTCTGTTGCCGGAAGTATCTGGAACATCTAGTCTGTAGCCTCTTGCATCTGCTTCTACTAGGATCCCGTAGACATTTGAACCCCCTCCCATACCTACTAAGTTTTTCCAACTACCGTAACTTGTGTTTGTTATTGCAGAACTAAGTATAGTTTCATACGTAAATCCATTTGTATTCGGATTTAAGCTAAAAGGTGAAACGTTTATGTAGTCATTTGTACCGTCAAATGCTAACATTCCTGATGAATTAAAAGATATGTTACTTACATCAACAGTGTAATTACCGGCTAAATCTAATAATCCTTGAGTATTTGATCTAGTAGTGTTTACAGGGATAAACTGTCTAGGAGGTAATACACTATCTCCTTGCTGTAAGCTAATTGAGGCTATTGATAGTTTGTCCCGTACATTGTAATTATAATACCAGCATCCAAAAGTACCGTCTGCTGTCGTTGGTTGAGTTGTAAATTCACCCCATGCATAATACCAACCATCCCCTAAAGATGCTCTTCTACTATTATCGAATACTCCAAATTCTGTGTTGTAGGTACCGTCTGCTCTATATTCATAGTGGTACATATAATTTGGATTTGTATACCCAGATTCACATTTGTAAATAATTTCATACATGTATAGAGTGTTACCCTGTAACTGGGTAGATCTCCAACTGTTTGAGTAGTAAAATAAAGTAGGGCAGCAGTTAAAATTACCGTCTACTCCATATCCTGAATATACGTTGTAAATTTCAACGGACTGTACTGTTCTGTTTCCTAAGGCAGGAATATTAACAGTTTCCTCATAACCGTTTGTTTCAAATAATTTACCGTTACTATAATATGTTATACTATATCCGTTAAAAATTTTATTAGGTCCAACTAATAAATTAGTGCCTGGTTTTCCTCTAAAGGAATTAATCATATCACCAGTATCGTAATGAAATACTGATCCGCTTGTTACTACTTTACTAAATCCTTGTCCTACTGCCATTATGCTAAATTAAATCTTGTTTTATATCCTTTGTAGTTATCTTGTACTTCTGAGGTGTTTAAGGGTCTGTTGTATAATCTAACTACAGGTAATTCTCCGTTAAGGTAGTATCCTCCACCATGAAATCTTCCTAACCAAAGTTTATTATTTCCGGTTGTTGTCATGTTTCTACCGGCTGCGGTTCCTATTAAAACTCCATCGATGTACAAAACAGCTCCTGAGCTTTGATTTGTTATTACCAAATGATGATAGTTTGAATTGGGGTAAGATGAATTTGAGAAAGCATTATCCTGGCTGTCTCCTGTATTCCAGTTAATTAAATTTCCTGAAAAATAGATGTTTGGGCCTGATGAATAATTATCACTATCTAATGAGAATGGAATATCTCCATTATAGTCCGAGCATTTAATTATTAATTCTACTGTGCCTTCATAACCGGATGTAAAGTCTGTGTTGATGTAATCATTAGTTCCATCAAATACTATTTGACCACTGTTGTTATAGGATACATCTGTTAGGTTTATAGTAGATCCTGTCAAAGGTAATAAACCCTGTGTTACTGACCTGGTTCCATTTGCAGGTAAGAAAGGAGATGGAAAGCTTGTATATTCATACTGCGGCATAGAGAAGTATGCTGCTCCGTCTGTTGAATAGGTTAATGCTGCAACTCCATAACTACTACCTTCGTTAATTGTATAAGTTTCACTTATCCTAACCCATTGGTATTTTGGTATATTTTTCTGTGTTCCATAATACCAGGGATACCAGTGTTGACCTACCTGTACGTAAGTTCCTGATTCCATCCAGGCATAAATACTATTTGTAATAGTAGCTACGTTATTGTTGGGGTACGGAGCCTTCCATAAAATAGAATGTCCATAACTTCCAGGTGTATTAGTTACTACCTTTACAACTTCGTATCCCGGTACAGGAGGGGGTGGATATGTTTGATCTCTGTAGTTAGTAGCATCTTGGTTATAAATACTATATTGAACGCCATCCCAGATATTAGTTGTTGGTTGTCCAATATAAGAATTTATTCTATCTCCTACATCATAAGCGAATGTAAGTCCTAAAGTTGCGCTATTTGATCCTGCTGATAATCCCATTATAATCCAAATCTAGATTTTTGTGCGTTGTAATTCTGTGTTACTTCAGCTGCCAGTAGATATTTCTTATATAGTTTTACTATAGCCATACTACCGTAGAATAAATAACCTACGTTATTTGGATTATTTCCGATTTGTGTTGCCATCGAACTCCATATAGTAGCACCAGACCAAGTACCTGTATTCCCGCTTGATACTTTTAAAACTCCGTCTACGTAGATATTTGCTGGGCTTGAATTTCCTCGAGTACATACAATATGATGCCAGTTGTTATCAAACATATTAACTCCGGATGTACCCAAGCTAAATAAATAAGTTCCGGGATAACCTGCATCGGTATTATACACATAATATACAATATTTCCGTCTGAGGCGATGTATGTTATTATTCCATAGTCTGGACAGTATAATCCACCGATATTTTGTCCGGTTCCAAGCCCTGGGGTTTTTACCCACATTTCAAAAGCATGGTTAGGGATACCTCCTAGAGTATTTACCGAGGTGGTAGCGATATAATCATCAGTACCGTCTAGTTGCAGTATTCCGCGGTTAGCAGAGCTGTAGCTTATTCCATTAGCAAGAGCAGCATTATTTCCATTTCCACTTATGTCATACCAAGTTGCTCCTGATTTAGGGTAGGAATTTATATCAGCTGCATCTAACGCTATAGTTAATGAATCTGTTACTATTTGGGGTGAATAATTTAAAGCCATTATATTCCGAATCTTGTTCTTAAAGCGTTAAAATTTTGTGATACTTCTACCTGGGGTAGTGCTCGGTTATATATTCTTAACATTGAACATCTACCATTTACCATATAACCACCATAGCCACTAATTCTTATGTCTCCACTGGTATTATCGAATATCCCACCGTTAGTTGAACCTATATTTGTACTATTTAAATAAAGTTTGTTTACTGTTCCGTCAGACGTTGCTACTATATTGTTCCAAGAATTTAACGTAAAACCAGGTCCTGATGTAAGACCTGTTGAAGGATTTTTATTATATCTGATAAAACCGCTTAAATCTGTCCATACTTCAAAACCATTACTGGATTGATATACAAATACTGCTCCTCCAGCACTGTAGGCATTAATGTATACCCAGATATCAATAGTTGCTGCTGTAAAATTTATATCAGGGATTGATACATAATCATCCACCCCATCGAAAACAATCGAACCACCATTGGTCGAACTAAAGGTAGGTCCGTTTGTCAAAGTTCCATTATTTCCCTGTCCGCTTAAATCATTCCAAGCAGTACCGGTTCCAGGGTAAGACTTTCTATTAGCTGCATCTAAATACAGTACTAATCCGTTTGTCACAACTAAAGGGGAATGTCTTAACGCCATATATAATAAATATTAATTATTTATATGGTTCCCCACCTGCCCACAATACTAAGCTTCTTCTAAGTCCTGAAGTTAAAGGAGTAACTCTGTGTAATAAAAATGAAGGAAAAACAACTACTGCTCCTTTTGCTCGTGGAACCGGAAATGAAGAGTTTCCGGGGTGTAATTCTAAGTCACCTCCAACGTAGTCTTCCGGGTTAGATAATTGCACTACCACTGAGACTTTACGGTGATTAATTGATCTAGGACCAATGTCTAAATGCCAATCATAATGACCTCCATTACCTTCATATTCGGTAAATTGAATATTATCTATAATAGTATGTAAATTGAATTGCCATAGAGCTTTATTTGCTTCTATAATCTGATTAGATATTCTGTCGTAAACCCAATTCCATTCATCATTTACTGGTAGCCATTTGATGTTGCTTTTTCTGACTGAATTTTTATCATCTTCTCCAATAATGGTTGCTTTTTGAGATTCATAGTTTTTAGCATTTTTTATAATTAAATTTACTTCTTCAGAAGAAAATCCGGTTTCAAACCAGTAATAGCAGGTTTGGTCAATGTTTTGGTCAATTGGGAAGACGGGTCTTATATCCATAATTATTTAGTTAGGTATTGTTTTTCGTTAATAGAATACTTTGATATTTCTTCACTCCATAGTTTAAGATACTGTAAGTGTTTATACATTCTTAAAACATTTGTTTTCTTTAACTGTGAAATAAAAGGTTCTTTATTAAATAAATCTAATCCAAATCCTACTTTTAACCAACTTAATAATCCAAAAGGGTGGTTTTTAAAATCATCTATTTGATATGTTGATTTTTCCCAATGAGTAAGTTTGGTTTGTAGACTAGGGGGAATAGTTGTGGTTGTTTGATATTCTTTCCAAAAAGTGCTATCTTTTCTTTTTGTAATATAATGAAAATACAAAAAATCTAAAACATCATCATTCATTTTATTTGTATATTCGTTATACTGTTTAATAAAATCTTGATTGTAGTTTTTTAATTGTGTATCGTTAAGAACCCACAATTGATTAATAGCGTTAAAGATAGAGGTTGCTTCAATAGGTTCGGTAAATGCTGAACTTAGTCCGATAGCTATGCAGTTATTAATCCATACTTTTCGGTAAGCACCTGCTTCAAAATTAATATTATTTACTATGTTTATGCTGTGTCCTAGAAGTTCTTCTACTTCTAACTTAGCTTCTTCAGCTGTGATGTAATTTTTATCAAAAATATAACCACATCCAATTCGGTTTTGTAAAGGAATTTGCCACATCCAACCATTTTTCATACAAATAGCTTTGGTATATGGTTCGATTTTATTATCGAATTGAGGTATTTGAAAAGCAATAGCTGTATTAATTTTAAGTTGTTCTGTGTATGATTTCCATGGAGATTTAAATAAATTACCAATAAGTAATCGTCTAAACCCACTGCAATCAAATACAAAATCACATTCTACTTCAGTATCAGGTAATACAATTTTTACAACATTACCTTTAGAATCTTGAATAAAGTTACTAACAATACCCTCTACTCTCTTAACTCCTCTTTCTTCTGCCTTATTCCTTAAAAAGTTAGCAACTAAATGTGCATCAAAATGATAAGAGTAGTTAGTAATTTGACTTGAACCATCGATTTTACCATCGATAAAAGGTGCTTTATTAGTACGTGCTAATTGTTCGCTTATTTCTCCTGATAGAATAGATGTGTTGTTTAGGTAGTGGTAACCAAAAAATTCATTTATTAACTCGCCTTCATCGTCATAAGCAAAGTTAAATTTCTGGTGAAGAACACTGAATGAATGAAAGTAATCTTTATTATCACCGTTCCAATTATCAAATAAGATGCCTAATTTATGTGTTGAGTTTGTTTCTTTTACAAACTCTTGTTCGTCAATCTCTAAGAATTTTAAAAAATCAACCAGTGTAGGAACTGATCCTTCACCTGCTCCTAATATTCCAATAGTTTCACTTTCAATTAAAGTAATTTGAGACTCGGGTAGAATTTTATTTATGTAGAGAGCGGTTAACCATCCTGCGGCTCCACCTCCTACAATTGCAACTTTAGAGAGTTTAGACATATCTTAATCTAATCCGTATTTGATATACTTATCCCATACTCGTTCGTGAAGGAAGTACAATATTATTTTTGTAACAATTTCAATACCTCCAATCATAGCACCTATTTCAAAGCTACCGGTGATAAACCAACTTGCTAATATTGTGTCTAATGTACCGAGCACTCTAAAGGTAATTGCTTTAGCTATTTGTCTTTTATAATTTGCCATCGTTTCGTAACTGTTCTCTTATTTTAGTTGCTGAGATTTCTTTAATTTCTGTTGGAGGTACATGTTCTATAATTTCATAACCTACTCCTCTTCCATAGTTAACTGATTCAATGTCTGGAATGATTGATATCATAATTTTACCTTCTTGAACCAAGTCTAACAGTTCATTGGTTAAATTATCTAATACTTGTTTAGGAGTATATGGGTTATTTTCATCTGTAGGCACGTCTCGGATTGCTAACCAAACCTTTTTACCTTCGTTTAATCTTTGATCGATCAACCATCTATGGCCATCGTGCCAAGGTTGCCATCTACCAATAAAGAGAGAGTACTTCATCTATATTTTTATTTGTTGTGTCTAACATAACATCATTTTTTCCAATTTCCAAATCTTTTACAAAAAATTGTTCTTTTCCTCTAACTTCACTTGTGTAAACATAAAAATATTTTATGTCTAAGTCTAACATTTGATCTCTAATTTCTTGATAAGGTGACACTACAGACACAATTACATCAAAGTTTTTATGATCTAAAAATCTAACTATATTGTTTATTAGTGTTAAATTTTTTATTCTTCCTTCTTTTGAGTAATCTTTATTGTTAAATACATTTCGCACATCGTCTCCATCAACTTGTATGCCGTTAATACGCAAGTTTAGCGCGTTAGCTAACGTTGTCTTTCCGGATCCGGGTTGTCCATAAAACCAATAAATCATCTTAGTAATTGCGCGGAAAGACCATCAAACGGCCAACAGTAAAAATTAGGAAGATCCATAATTGCTTGCAATTCAGGTACTACCACAGCTTCGTCTTTTTCAGAAAAAGTGTATGATTGATCAACATAATAATCCTCAACAGATACAGTATAGGGTATTGTCCATGGTCCTGGAGGATTAAAGTTTACTACATACTTGTCGTATATCTGTTGTGCTGTCATTAGAATGTTAATTTAGTATAGTTAAATATTTCAAAGTCTTTTTCATACAACTGCTCTACTTTTGCTGCTCTTTCTTGACCTAAAGAACCTGTGTAGTAACTTTCCCATTCATCTCTATTTGAGGTTGTATTTAAAGTAGGTAATGTAGTTGTTATATTTGCTTCTAGATTAGCTAGGTTAATTTTATCTGCTATTGTTACCCAGTCTGTATTGATAGTCTCATATTTGTAAATTTCATCAACTTCAACAGCATAGGTATCGTGATTACACACAAACCACCACTGAGGTCTTAGAAGTGTAAATGTATTATCCCACCAGTTTTGAGGTTTATTTAATAATTCATCTAAATTTTCATCAAAACTTTTATCCCAGTTAAAAATTTGCCTCATAAAAAAATATGAAGATATGTACCTGTCATAAGGGTTTCTAACAACAGAAAAACTATAATATCCCGAAACATCATTACCGTTGATAGCTTCATCAGCAACACATTTACTATACCTAAGATGTGTCATAGGTAGAGTAAGCTGCCTTTCGTCAGCTAGTAAATTATGAATTGAAGTTGATGCTGTTTTTGTAACCTGTACAAATATTGTATTTATGTGATCGTATACCATATTAAGTTATTTTTATCATTGTTGAATTATCAGAAACGCCTTGATAGTTATATACTTTATTTCCATTCCAGGGATAAGTATCTCTAGGAGTCCCACCAACTGCTGGGCTGCTTACTACTAATGTAGAATTAAAATATTGTCCCGTTAACGCACTGTAATTATGACTTAATAGTCCTCTATAATTACTTGCTAATGTTGTTGTATCTCTTAAAGTTATAGCACCTGTACTTGGATTTAATTGATACCAACAAATCACAGTATTACTATCATCACTAACGTATGAAACAGTAAAATTAGTTATATTTGAAGTAACAACTCCAGCGGCGTTTACTATTTGTGTGTCTGCCATTCTTTCAACATGTATACGTTCACCACCATTGTTAAATAAAGTGCCGGGTCCAAATAATGTATATGTGGTACTATTTAATAAGTTATATGTGTTAGTACCGGGGTTATTAGTGTATATTCTCATATAAACATACCAGTTACCTCCTGAAATGTAATTCCAAGCAACAGCAATATAGTTATTTGTACCGTCGTTATAAATAATTGTACCTCCAAATGCTCTCATTCCTGGATTTTGATAAGCATCCCATATTTTAAAGGTAGTCATATTAGATGTTAGTACGGTTCCGGTTCCATTTAAATTAACGTCAAATTTTGCAATAACCATTCCTGAATTATGTGGGCCTGGGTCTGGCCAGTATAAGTAAAATGCATACATCTTACTATTAATAGCATCCCAAGCTAGTGCTCCTTGCATGTTATCGTTTTGAGCTACGTACTCCTGATATTGACCAGATGATGCTACGATTTGGGTAGCCATAGAAGATATACTTGCTCCATTTCTTTTAATAAAAATAACCAAATTTCCTTGCCATTGTCTATTAACTAAAAGTGCGACAACATCATAATCAGCCGTTTGATTCCCAACATATAGAGCATCTTCTGGGTTTACATAAGCGTTATCTAAAACCGGAAAGCCACTTGAAACTTGAGCTACGTAACCAGGGTTGTTTGCCGGGCTGATGTAATTATAGGCCCAAGCATACATTTGTACTTGTAAGTTATAATAACCACCATCATTTGTTGTTGCTACCATTCCATATCCGGATGTAGTATTTAAAACTGGTGACCAAGCAGCTCCAAGTGCTCCTCCTACAGGAATTGTATCGTAAGTATGATTACTAGCTAAAATTGACATGCAATTACTGCTCTGTAAAGAGGATCCTGAAATTGCATAAATTGTTACTCCGGGTCGCCATCCATTAGCACAGCAAGCACTAGCGTAGTATCGTGCCCCTGTTGTTGTATTTACAGATAGTAAGTGTCCGTGGAAATCTCTATTTGTGCCTACATTAGGAACACCCCAACTTAATCTATCAGAAGGAGCTTGGTTTCCATAAATACCAAAATTAAAAGTATTTACAGATCCATTTCCTATATTAGATTTATAATAAGGAGAGTAACTTATATTCCCACTAGCATCTCTACCAAAAAACCACTGTATTGTTAAATTTGTAGTTGTTGATGGTAATGGAGGATTTCCTGATAAGTTATTAGTATCAATAGCATTATAAACATCTGCCATACTTACTTGAACTTGGCCAGTTCCACTTAAAGGACCTTGGTTTAGACCTAAATAAGCTCCAAGATCCCCTAAGTTGAAGTTTGAGTTTTGTACCCCTGCTGGTTTTAAATAAGCCATTATTTATTTTTTAATATATCAACTTCTATTTTTAATTCTTTAACGGCCTGAATCAACAAAGGTACTAATCTGTCATAAAGCACAGTCTTATATTCACCCCAATCAGCTACTACTTCAGGCATTACTGCTTCAATTTCTTGAGCAATTACTCCGACTTCTCGTTTACCTACTCTTGAAGGTGCCATTGCTTCAGCTTCTTCTGTCCAGTTAAATCTAACACCTCTAATTTGTTCAATTAATTCAAGTGCTGATTCAATTTCAACTACATCTTTCTTTAATCTACCGTCTGAGAAGAAAGCAATAATATTACCGGTTGCTCTAATTTCTCCAGCAATACCTGGTGCAGGAGTATTAACACCTAATGAATTAATTTGAGCATCTGAGTTGGTTGTAAATCCACCTGGGGCACCTGTTGTTCCTTGTGGTCCAGGTCCTCCTGGTGAACCATTTGATCCTGCTGTACCTTGAGGACCTGGTCCTCCTGGTGAACCATTTGATCCTGCTGTACCTTGAGGACCTGGTCCTCCTGGTGATCC